AATTATTAACTAAACTGTCCTAAGGGGATAAACAGCATGATAGATAAAGAATTAGAAAAGTACTACGAAAACATGTATTCCTTGTTTCACAACGAAGGCTGGAAGTCTCTTCTGGTTGATTTACAAGAGAACGCTAAAGCAATAAACTCAGTAGAGTATACTACAGATTTAAACAACCTGCATTTTCGTAAAGGTCAGCTGTCTATCATAGCTACTTTTCTCAACTTAGAGAATCAAATTAGAGAAGCCGAAAAACAAGCATTAGAGGAAGACACTGATGCGGATAATGGCTGATTTTCAATGTCCTGACGGGCATGTTAATGAGTTTTTTATTGATAGCACAATAAAGCAGGTTGAGTGTACAGATTGCAGTCTTCCTGCTTATAAACTTATTTCCCCCGTTCGCAACAAGATTGACCCCATTTCTGGTAATAACGTAGGTGCGACGATGAAATGGATGAAGATGCGCGAACAAAAACTGAAGCAAGAGCGTAAGGCCAACTCTGCATAAGCAGAAGCTTTACTTAACTAAAACCTCCACAATGATAATATATCACGGAGTTTAATAATGGCAACACTTATAGACGAGCGTCCAGAAGACGACAACCCAGAAGAAACTATTTCTACTTTTGAAGAAGAACTACAGGAAACTCCGCAAGAGCCAACCCCTGAACAAACTGAAGAAGAAGAAATCCCCGAGAAGTACAAAGGAAAGTCAACCGCTGAAATTGTAAGGATGCACCAAGAGGCTGAGAAGCTCCTAGGTAGACAAAGCGGAGAAGTAGGGGAGTTACGTTCTGTTGTTGATAGTTATATCCAGACACAACTCGACACCCAAGCACCACAAGCACCAATTGAAGACCCTGACGAAGAAGTAGATTTTTTCTCAGACCCAGACAAGGCTGTCGCAAGAGCTATTGCTAATCATCCTTCAATTAAACAAGCTGAACAAGCTACTGTAGAAACCAAGCGTAATGCTGCATTGTCACAACTACAACAACGACATCCAGACATGGGCGATATTCTACAAGATAGCAAGTTTGTTGATTGGATTAAGAACTCTAAGATTAGAACACAGCTCTTTGCCCAAGCAGACCGTAGTTATGACTATGACGCCGCTGATGAACTCCTTTCTAATTGGAAAGAACGTCAAGGTGTTGTATCTCAGACTTTAGCTGCTGAAAAAGATGGACGTAAGGCTGCTGTTAAGGCGGCTTCTACAGGAAGTACAAAGGGTAATGGAGAACAACAGTCTAGGAAAATTTACAGACGCTCAGACATTATTAAACTAATGCAGAACGACCCCGAACGGTACTTAGCTTTGTCAGATGAAATTGGCTTAGCTTATGCCGAGAAGCGAGTTCGCTAACCTAACTATTATTATTTAAAAGGTATTATCTCATGGCTACATCAGTATATCCCTCACAAACTGGCGCTGTAAACAACACTAGCGCTGCTACTTTTATCCCTGAAATCTGGAGTGACGAAGTTGTTGCTGCTTATAAGTCTAACCTTGTAATTGCCAACCTCGTTAAGAAGATGGGCATGTCAGGCAAGAAAGGCGACACTATTCACGTACCTAAGCCTATCCGTGGTTCAGCTAGTGCTAAGACCTCCGGTGCTGCTGTAACTATTCAGAACAGCGTTGAAGACGAAGTTTTGATTGCAATTGACAAGCACTTCGAGTTCTCTCGTTTGATTGAAGACATTACCGAAGTACAGGCTCTTGCTTCTCTTCGTCAGTTCTACACTGGTGACGCAGGTTATGGCTTGGCTAAGCAGATTGATAGCGACCTGTTTAACCTTGGTAAGCGTTTCGGCGACGACAACGGCGCTGGCACTGATTGGGTTCACAGCAACACTTACAACTTCTCTGGTACTTCTGGTATCGAAACTTACGCTGAAGACGCTGTAGCAGTTACTGACGTATTCAACGATGCCGGTTTCCGCGCTGCTATTCAGAAGCTGGATGACGCAGACGTTCCTATGGACGGTCGTTCTTTCGTAGTTCCTCCTTCCATTCGTAACGCTATCATGGGTGTTGACCGCTACATGTCTTCTGACTTCGTAGATGGTCGTGGTGTTAAGAACGGTCAGATTGGTAACTTGTACGGCGTTGACGTATACACTACTTCTAACTGTCCTGTTCTTGAAACTGATGTTGAGAACACCGCTGGTGGTATCGTTAAAGGTGCAATGTTGTTCCACAAGGATGCTATGGTTCTTGCAGAGCAGCAGGCTGTTCGTTCACAAACTCAGTACAAGCAGGAGTTCCTTGGCACTCTGTACACCGCTGATTGCTTATACGGCACTCAAGTACTGCGTCCAGAAGCAGGTATCGTTCTAGCTGTAAACGGCTAAACGAAGTAACAAACTAGGGGGTTCTTCGGAATCCCCTTTTCTTTTTTTTT